CCATATTTGCAATTTCCGTCCCGCGAGAATTCATGACACATTTGTCTAACATGATGTGACTTTGAGCAATGTTTATCTTTACATTTACCTTTCTCAAAATCCTTACATGGTTCCTGCTTAACAAATTTTATCATTTTTTCAGACTTCTCGGATTTCTTCTCATCTCTTTTACGTTTAACTTTGCCATCATCACTTTTATCAGGGAGAATGGCAATAGTTGGTTTTGGTTTCAATGTTGATGCTATTGGGGCGGAGTTAGTACCTTGACCACCTTTAGCTTCCCCAACTGTATTTACACCAGATTTCGTCGATGATTTTTCCCAATCACATGGAGAATATGGTCTCCCAGACCACAATCCGGGATCTTCAACATCATGAATGTCATCATCAACAACAACTGGTACAGTGGGTTTGGCTGGGCACTCCTCAACACCAATCAATGGTGGCATAGTCAGTAAATCCTCAATCACTCGAGCATTTTCCAAATATTCCATCAAAGGTTTAACATCAATTTTAGGCATGTACAGCTCCAACCAATTATCTGGTATCTCACCATCAGTTTGCCAATTGACCATTGGATCATATTGTGCCCACCAATTTGACATAGAGACATCAGGTATTTCGGTTGGATCTAATCGCATGCCCAAAGAAATTGCCTTCAATATAATTTCACGAATTATAGGAGTGAAATTATCAGTTTTACATAAACCCAACAATTTTTGTCGCAATTTGACCACAGGCGGATCACGGGAATTCACTGATACATGCAATTTACACAACATACGTGGCAAATCACAAGTATTGGCTGTACCGCCAGTCCAAACATTTGATGTAAAAATACGTGATAAAAAATTAACACCGTCTTGCCCTCTGATAAAGATCACAACTTCAAAATCTTGACCAAAATCAGCAGCAGCACGCTGAAAATAAAAATTACCCAAATGTATTTCACTAGCGAGTGAATCATCACCACCAAATATGCCAGGGGCAATAAAGGCTTCAAATGATGTATCACCATTTAGGCGCCTAGCATAATAGTCACAAAATTTATTTAAAACTGTATTGAATAAAGCAGTTTCCATTGAACCACTGCCCCGCTGATACTCAAGTTCATAATATTCACCCAACTGAGTACGAACCCGTCGCTTATACTGTTTAGTGTGTTGTTCAGTAAGGGATTCATGATAACAGTTAGCAAAATAC